CGCTTAAACAGATTTTAATGATAATATAATATAATATGACAACTGTAGAATCCGAAATTAATGAAACAATTATCATTAATGAAGAGGACTCGGCTTCATTTGAGATTAATTCTTGGGATGAATTGGATTTAAATCCAAAAATCCTAAGAGGTATTTTTGCTTATGGTTTTGAAAAACCTAGTCCTATTCAACAAAAGGCGATAAAGCCTCTAATTGAAGGACGTGATATAATTGCCCAAGCCCAATCTGGTACTGGTAAAACGGCGACTTTTACAATTGGTTCTCTTGCTAATGTGGACGTGACAAATAATAGTACACAGGTTCTTGTGCTTTCTCCTACAAAAGAGCTAACTACGCAAACGGCCAAAGTATTTGAAAATATCGGAAGTATGATGGATGGTTTGCGCATTCAGACTTTGTATGGCGGATCCATAATCGAAGAAGGAAGTTCTTTTTCAAACAAAAATTTGCCTCATGTTATTTGTGGGTGCCCTGGTCGTGTTTTTGACATGATGCGTCGTGATAGACTTTCTGCGAAAAGCATAAAATTAGTTGTGCTTGATGAGGCAGACGAAATGCTGTCCGCCGGATTCAAGGAGCAAGTCTATAATATTTTTCAGTATTTTAGCAATGAAATTCAAGTGGCATTATTTAGTGCCACATTGCCCGAGAGTTTGAGTCCGGTTATTAATAAGATCATGCGTGATCCGGTTAGAATTAGTGTGAAACGTGATATGCTTACACTTGAGGGAATTAAGCAATATTTTATCGCTGTTGATGACGACCGTCAGAAATATTCTACACTTAAAAAATTATTTTCGTTTTTGTCGGTGTCTCAATGTATTATTTACAGTAACAGTGTGAAACGAGTACAAGACCTTTATGAGGCAATGAAGGAAGACGAGTTTCCGGTTTGTCGCATACACAGTAATATGGATAAGACGGAGAGAGAAATGTCATTTAATGATTTTAGGAGTGGTCAATCGAGAGTGTTGATTTCATCAAACGTGACGGCTAGAGGTATTGATATTCAACAAGTAAGCATTGTTATAAATTTTGACGTTCCAAAATGCGTTCACACCTATTTACACCGTATTGGGCGAAGTGGTCGATGGGGAAGAAAGGGTGTAGGTATTAATTTCATTACAAGACGCGATATTCATAAGATCAAGGAAATTGAGGAGCATTATTCAACACAAATTTCTGAGATGCCTGACGAACTAGGATTTATCTTTAGTAACTAATTATACCATAATAAACATAATAATAAACCTAATAATAAACCTAATAATAAACAATATTCGTAAAAATCATTCATTATATTTCTGTATTAGATATAATGAATCCAAGTATAAATCCAAGTAAAAATCCAAGTAAAATTTCAGAAATTAATGACTACTTTAAAATGCCAATTTATTACAATAAGGAAAAAGTAGAACTACATAAAAATATTGTAAATGATCTAGAATTGGTCTCCGTAATAGATCCATCATGTAGTCCAATTTACACCTTTTGTTTCGACAATGACAACGATATTTCAAAAAAATTAATCGAGCAAGTTTCCAAATATTACACGACAGATAAAAAATTTTTACAAGATAATCAAAAACTTTTGAAAGAATATAATCCACTCGGAACAAAGTATGTAGATCATTCGCCAAATTATAAAAATATTGTTGAAATTTGGAACGAATTAAAAATCGATACGGGGTTTAAAGAACGTTACTATTACATCGAGTGGGAAGTATTGGAATTTTTAAACCGTTCGGAATCTTTCTTACAATTTATGAGTTTATATAATTTATGTTCTCCTCTTTTTTCTCTATTGGTACCAATAATAATACTGATCATACCATTTTTTATTATTCGAATGAAAGGATTACAGCTAACAGCCGGAGAATACGTTGAAGTTCTAAAAATTGTAGCGCAAACAAATGCCATTGGAAAACTATTTACTGTCAATTTTAGTGATATAAATGCTCAGGAAAGAATTTACATACTAGTTTCCGCCGCGTTCTATTTATTTTCCATATACCAAAACGTTATGATTTGCGTAAGATATAATAAAAATATGGAAACAATTCATTCGCACTTTTCAGAACTGAACGTATACCTAAATGGCACGATCAATTCGATGGAAAATTATTTGAGTTATGCGAAAGAGTTAGACAGTCATAACGAGTTCAACGTGATACTTAGAGAGAAAATAATGGTATTAAATAAGGCGCGAACGAAACTTTCATCCATTTCAGAATATAGTATTTATAATATTAGTAAAGTGAAAGAAATAGGCTGCGTATTAAAATACTTTTATGAATTACATACAGACACAACATACGAAGACGCAATTATGTATTCACTCGGGTTCAACGGTTACATAGATTGTATCCAAGGGTTACAAAAGAACATTGTAGAGAGAAAATTAAATTATGCTGCGTTTATAAGCGAAAGAAAAAAGACAGTTTTTGAAAACAATTATTATGCGTGCTTAAAAGATGAAGATCATGTCAAAAATACAATAAAATTCAAAAAAAATATCATCATAACTGGTCCGAATGCGTCGGGAAAAACTACGGTCCTCAAATCGGTCCTTATTAATATTATAATGACTCAGCAATTTGGATGCGGATTTTATGATTATGCAAAACTCGCACCATTTAAGCATATACACTGTTATTTGAATATTCCGGACACATCTGGTCGTGATAGTCTGTTTCAAGCGGAGGCAAGAAGGTGTAAGGATATTTTAGATATAATAGGAGATGAGAAGGGAGATGAGAATGGAGATGATAAGGGAGACGGATCTGACGTTTCACACTTCTGTGCGTTTGATGAGCTATATTCGGGTACAAATCCAGAGGAGGCTGAATCTAGTGCGACAGCCTTTATGAAATATATTTCAAAACGCGATAATGTTCAATGTCTGCTTACAACACATTTTGTTAAAGTTTGTAAACGTTTAGCAAAAAATTCTCGCATTACAAACTGTAAAATGGTTACAGAAAAAAAAGGAGGAGAGCTTATATATAAATATAAATTAGTTGAGGGAATTTCTAAGGTGAAAGGCGGACTAAATGTATTACAAAAAATGAATTATCCGAAGGAAATTATAGATTGTGCGTTTTAATTTTTATGAAAAAAATTTAGGACAAATTTAGGAAAAATTATAAAATCATAATTTATAAAACCATAATTTTATAAAAATATATATTTATAGTATAAAATGAGCATTGGAGTCACTTATGTATCAAACATCCTGTTTAAGGATATTAGTAGTATTGTTTCGGATGATAATGGTAATTTGTACGTTGCTAATTATAGCCCTAATTCAAACATAGTTAAAGTAGATTCAAATAAAAATGTTAGTGTTTTAGCGAATTATCCACATGGAGTAATAGCAGGGCTTGTTTATGTTAATGGATATATATATGCGACAGATTACAGCAATAACGCGGTATATGAAGTGAATGCTTCAAATGGAGATTCAACAACTTTTGTCAATTCGAACACACCTGGTATGACCACAATTAGAAACCCAAGAGGGATCACATATTACAACGGTTTTCTATATGTAGTTTATACTCTACCTAATCATGGACGTGTCCATAAAATAAATATTCGTAATGTAGAGGATAACAATACTTTTGCGGATATAACTGGTACTGACACTTATAATATAACAACTGATCCAAGTGGAAATTTTTATGTTACGTATAACACTCTAAATCCAGATCAAGGTTATGTAGCAAAATATAATAGTGAAGGTACAAATCTTGACAATGCTTTTATTACAATGCACCATGTTCCAGATGAAGATACATATTTTTCTCGTACAATTTTATATAATACTAATCCTTTAATTAACGAACAAATCGCAAAAGGTCCCTTTTTTGTATCAGATTCATTTAATGATGTATTATTTTATAATAATAATCCTAATCGTGAATTTACTGGATTTATACTTAATCAAGAGGAGACCCCAGATAACGGAGGAATGACGTTTGATTCTGCGGGAAATTTCTATTATTCTAGTAATGACGGGTATAATACTCGTATATTGTGGTTTCCAGCTACACCACCAGCTAATACAAATCCTCCTTATTTTGGATATCCTGTATTGACACCTACTCCTGGTCTTGGAAGCGGAGCTCGCACCGGAGCATCTGTTCTCATTGGTGGTCCACGCAGCAAATTTGGTAACCAGGGAAGAATTTATGCTTGGATGAAAAATCATGGTCAAGGTCCTCAATATATCAACTTTTTACAAGGTATCCTTAAATACGGAGGATAGTCTTAAAATACAAAATACAAAATACATAAATTCGTTAGCAATCTAATAAATTTATATATCCTTTCTCTAATATATGTCTTCCTTAGCAGATTTATTTACTCCAACTTTTTTTATGTTTTTAGGAATTTTACTTTTAATTGTCTCCATTCTTGTTATTTATTTTGAAAGCCGAATGAGAGATCAGAATCACAAAATCGCATCAATGTTAAGCCTTGTTTCTACTTTAGCTGAAGATATGAATGGCGTGAAAATGGGCCTTAATCATTTAGCAATTCACGGTTCTTCAGGACCCATTTCTTCTTTTACACCCCATATGGGAGGATCAAATGATAATAAATTAATTACCGTTTCTGATGGCGAATATGATGACGATGATGAAGAACAAGATCAAGACGAAGATCATGATGATCTAGAAGAAGATGATCTAGACCAAGATGATCTAGAAGAAGATGATCTAGAAGGAGAAGATCTAGAACAAGATGATCTAGAAGGAGAAGAAGAGTTCGAGGATGATTTAGAAGAATTAGCAACTGAAGAGGACGATGATTCACATTCAGAAATGTCAAATGAAGATATTAAGGTATTAAAACTAAATTTAAGCCACAATTTAGAAACAAATGACAATAACGTTGAAGATATAAATGAATTAGATGAATTAGATCAATTAGATGAATTAGATGATATACTAGAAAATCAAGTCACTACCGAATTAGAAACAGAACAAAATGCCTCCATTTTCACTCCTTCTGACTTAAAAACAATTACCATCAATTTAGGAGAAGATACATCAAATTTAGAAGAAGTAGAAGTAGAAGTAGAAGAAGCAGAATCACAACATAAGACAGAGTCAGACGAATTACAAGATTATAAAAACCTTTCCTTAAATAAACTAAGAACTATCGTATCCGAAAAAGGACTAGCAAAGAATCCATTCAAACTGAAGAAACCGGAATTGCTTAAATTGCTAGAAGCCTAATAACTTTATCTGATTTTTATCTGATAGTTATATATAATGTGTGCTTGGCGAACGTGCTATTCAGGATCTAATAATATTCATTTTAACTCTCCACCAATAATGGCCGACGGAAGAAATTACGCAACGTGGCAACCAGATGCCGTAGTCAATGAAAGAATACAAAAACAAGAAGGTATTCAATCGAATTGGGCTTATCGCCAATATTTACAAAAAAATGGCCTACAAATTATGAATTACAATAATACAGAGGCGTGTTATGATTTAGGGTTGGATCCTCATTATAATACCGATAAAACTCCATCTAGTAATGTACCTTACGCATTCAAATCGACATTTGACACAGGTAGACCAGGATTCGGCTACTGTAATAGCGACCTCAAAAATCCTTATTTAACGAGTGAACAATTGAATGCCAGATTAGTGTCTCCTTCAATAAATCCTCAGGTTATTCCACAGAATAACTAATATAATACATTTCAAGACATATTGAGACACATCGAGACATCTCAATATAAGATTATATTATGTAAATCTTAGGATAATGATATAATGATAAGTTTTTATAATTTAACATTATAGAAATGAAAGTGCTGTCGATTGATATAGGCATTAAAAATTTAGCATTTTGCCTTTTCGATAAGTCCCCTACATCGCACCAATTTAAGGTAACAAAATGGGACGTCGTAAATATTTCGGAACAAGAGACTCACACTTGCTGCTTTATTGAAAAAAATGTAATTTGTAATAAACCTGCGAAATTTAAAAAAGACGCCTCCTGCTTTTGTTTGAAACATTCCAAGAAGCAACAATTACAAATACCCAATTCGGAACACAAACCAGCATTTATTAATAAACAGAAAGTTCAAAAGCTTTTTGAGATCGCAGATAATCACAATATAAAATATGATTCTAAAATTAAGAAGGCAGAATTGACCGTTTTAATCAACGATCATATAAATAAACACTATTTTGACTTGGTTGAGAGCAAAAATGCTGCGGATGTTGACTTGTTTAACATCGGAGTAAATATTAAGACGAAATTTAACGACTTGTTTGAAGGCGAAGGTAAAATCGATTATGTAATTATAGAGAACCAAATAAGTCCAATTGCCACGCGAATGAAGACGATACAAGGTATGATAGTTCAGTACTTTATTATGTCAAAACTGGAAGTCAGCCATATTGAATTTATTTCGGCGTCTAACAAATTAAAAGACTGTGATGCTAAAGATAAAAAAACTTATAATGATAGGAAAAAGCTGGGAATTACCAAATGTTTAGGCATTTTGACGTCCGATTTTAGATTTAATGAACATATTGATTTCTTTAATGGACATAAAAAAAAAGATGATTTGTCGGATTCTTTTTTACAGGGAATGTGGTTTTTGAACGATAAGAAGTTATAACTTTTACTATAGAAAGACATAAGTTAGCGGAAGCTTATAAAAATTAACAAATATAAGGAGTCGCAGGAGTCGCAGGAGTCGCAGTGATTACCTGGGTGCCCCACTAAATATATTTAATTCGTACTACTTAAAATTAAATGTTCTATTTAATGAATAATAACAATGGCCGATATTATGGAAATAACCGAGTTAGATTTGAACGACAATTTTGATAATAATTGGGACCGACCAAGCAAATCTAGCAATTTTGGCGGTGGACTTGAATTACTCATGAATGATAAAATTAAGGAAAGTAATAAGCCT